AGTAGCGACCACCAGAGCATATGAAAACATGAGTGACATTGGGATTGCGAGTCCTGATGTCATCTGTATTCGTGAATATGGATCTATGACTTCACCTACAGATGACGGTGGCGGTCTTGCTACTGCTACAGTTGGTACATCCTACGCTTACACAGACCGTTATTACGGTCCTATGGACTTACACCCTGAAGGGTACACAGTAGTAAGTGATTTACTAATTGGTTGTGCTGCTGATGCGTGGCTTGCTAATTCAGATGATACCTTAGAAGTTGATGTTCTTATCATTGCTGAAGAAGTAAAAGTCACACAAGATCGAATGAACGATATGCTAAGCCAAGCACAAGACCTCTGAAGGGGGTCTTTGAATGGTTAAAGGCAAAATTGTAAGTAAGACTACGAAAGCCGTTAGTCGTGCAGCAAAGAAAGGCAAGAAGGGAGGTACGGCAGTTGTCGTTGCCGAAGCAGCCGATGCAGTCACGGATAACCCGTATGTTCAAGCAGGTATTGGGGCAGCCGAAGGTGCCGCCCTGGGTGCTGCGGTTGGCGGCGGTGTCCCTGGGGCTGTTGTTGGCGGACTTGTTGGGGGTACCATTGGATTTCTTATGGCTGATGGTGAACGCATTATCCCTTGTGATATGATTGCAGTGCCGGCGTATCAGTATAGTTCAATGTTAGCAGGTAGAGAACCAACGTTCCAAATGTTAATCAAAGAAGGTGAGGTAGTTAAACCGATCTTACCAACTGACTTTATGGAATCAGCCGCAGTAGTTCAAGCGGTTAATTCAGCGCCTAAGAAGCGCAAGTTAAGCAAATGGCAACGCTACATGAAGGTAGAAAAGAACAAAATACGTTTCAAAAGCGGAAAAAAGAAGGGCCAACTTAATCTTAAAGCGATGGGCGTAAAATATAGGGGGAAGAAATAATGCCAATACATACAATAAGAGAAGTTCTCACCGGGATGGCTATTCCAAGTGTTGAAGGGGCTCAAGCCTTAAGTGTAGTTCAAAAGCGAATCAATATGCCTGAAGGTAAAAGATTTAGAATTAAATCCGTACAGTGCTTTGATGATAACGGAGGTCTTTTCACGGATCCACCCAGGGCAGGATTTAACGCAGGCCCAAGTTGTAGATTAGTGTATGTTACACCGTACCCAATTATTCCCACACAAGAATCATTTGGACCTACACCGGATATTGCAAGTTTAACGAGTGTTGCAGCGGGTGGAATGGGGCCTTATGCTGGCGACAATTCAGTTTTATACAAGCGTCTTGACATTAACAAGAACAGAGCAAGCGACGAAGAGTGGACTCCTACACTTTATGTAACGGATGAATTTCCAAACCCACAAAGTGCACAGCAAAACGACTACGATTGGTACACACCTCATGTTTATCTTACAGCGTTAATATGGACACAAGAAGGGTGGGAAACTAATGTTAAGTTATCGTTTAGTCTTAAAATAGAAGTTACTAACGCCGATAGTGTTCAATGCGCTATGGGGCTTTACAAAGAAAACCTGGAGGCGCAATGTAGAGAATTAACAGACACTGCAAATTCTATTATTTCACCTCAAACAGCAGCGGGTAGATCACAACCGAGCTGGAAATTTGGTGGTGCGCGTCCAGAAATCATGGTTTCGTCCTCGAACGTTTTACGATACTTCAATCGTTTGGCATCTGCGGCTTATCAAGAAATGGATTCTGTAACAGGATTTAGAACAAGATACAAAGAAGCAACAACAATGGCGGCATATGATGCACCATTTGGAGACACTACAACTAATATTCCTAATTGGATTACCCTGATGGATGTGTCCGGCGTAACTTCTGGACCTATTCGATCATACCCACCGCCTGTTAAATTTACAGGTAATGGTAATACTGTAATGTATGATGCTAATGGATTGCCTGCTTCAATCGTAACTTAAGATTGATTTTTGATTTTCTATTGCTAATCGTAATCGTTCAGAAATTAAGTAATCAACCTTTGCTCTTTTGTTTGAGCGTAAAGGATCTCTGCTCCCTGGGTCTTTCCATTTCTTTTTGATAATAAGGGATGAATCCAGCTCAAACAATGGAAAATTGCCCCATAGTACATATGGTCCGATGATTAATCTTGGCTCGCCCAAGTATTCTTTGAAGTATGTTATCGATCCGATTACATTTTCAATAACCCAATACTTAGGTTGGGTAATTTCTATAATTTCTAATGCTGCTAACATTAATGACAAATCGGGATTGTAGTTGTCTAAACCTATCTCTCGAGACGCTATGGACTTAGGAGAACAATATCCTCCACTAAATGCTGTGCATGGGGGTGAAGCCCATATTAATTCTAATTTTTCAAAACCTGGATTTGAATGAACTTCATTTGCAATATCTACAACATCTCCAATAACTGTGTGAGGAACGTCAGCCAATAATGGATTGTTTTCTATTCTTAGTACATTCCACCCAGGGCAATCAACCATTGATTGAGATGCTCCACCTAATCCACTGTAAAGATCAACCATGTGTTTCATTCTTCTTCACCTCTAATTAGCGTGAAGTATTTTTTAGAGAGAGTAAGGTATTCAGCATACCAATATTCGCAATCTTTCTCTAAGTCAGCAATAACTTGACCGGCATCTTGTTGATTACGGTCAGACCTTAATTGGTTGCGTACCCACTCGCTAAAGTTTCCTTTCTTCTTTGCTAATTCCCAACAAGTGGGATCCAATGTAATGAGTTTTTGTCTCATATTTTTAGCGAAATCGTTTTCATATATATGTATATTGAAAAAAAAGGTGACCCCTGCAGGGAATTAGTAGCATTCACTACTAAACCGGCCTCCATCGACAGCATACCCGCACAGCAAAGCCAACCCGCCGTGCGGGTTGATGGATATAAGGAGCGCGACTCCCCTGGGTCGCCTGCGGCGAGAAGATTATAATCCGAGGCTGTGTGGGGAGGCTATGGCTAAGAATAGTGGCGATATAATTTTGAGAGATAGAATGGAGTTCGATTTGGACGGCGATGGAAATAGAACAACTGTGTATGGTAGGATCGATTTATCCAGCTATATTTCTGTTAGTCAGAAGAAAGGACTAGCAATAAAACAAATATTTTTCCAAGTACGAGAACAAACATCAACCAAATTACCTAACACAGGTGTTTGGGATTGGATGGTCGCGGATGAACTTGCAGATGTAGACGGTCACACCGCTGCTTTGAAGTTAGTAGCGACCACCAGAGCATATGAAAACATGAGTGACATTGGGATTGCGAGTCCTGATGTCATCTGTATTCGTGAATATGGATCTATGACTTCACCTACAGATGACGGTGGCGGTCTTGCTACTGCTACAGTTGGTACATCCTA